TAGCTTTGGAGAATGGGACTGGGATATATTGGCAAATGAATGGGAGATCAAAGAGCTATCAGAATGGGGCTTGGATTTGCCAAAGATTTATTTTGATGAGGACAAAGAGCCAGACATCGACAAAGACATATTTGACCACGAACTTGATACATATATAAACGCAAAAATAAAACAAATAACATTGTACTTTAATGCACAAGATTACGAACAAGCTATTAATGATTTAGAAAAAATTAGAGATAAAGAAAATTTAACAGACAACACACAAGTATTTAAGTTCTTAATTGAAAAGTATGGATTATAAAATTGCAATACCATCATACAAAAGACCTGAAACAATAAAAAACAAAACTTTAAAATTGTTATCTAAATATAACATTGATAAAAAAAAAATAACAGTTTTTGTTGCAAACGAGAAAGAAAAAGAAATATATAACGAAAGTCTTGGAGGAGAATATAAAATTGTAGTTGGTGTGCCAACATTAAATGGGGTTAGGAAATTTATAACAAAATACTACGAGGAAAACACAAAGTTGATGCAGTTTGACGATGATCTTGAAGGTGTTTATTTCAAAGTTGATAATAAAAATTTAGCACCACTAAAAGATTTAGAAAAAGATTTTATAATTAGAGGATTTAATGAGTGTAAAAAAAACAATGCATATATGTTTGGATATTATGGTGCTGCAAACCCTTATTTTATGAAGCATAGAATATACACAAAGCTGTGTTATGTAATTGGTGCTTGTTTTGGAAAGATTGTTCAACACGATCCTTTTCTGTTTACAAAAACAAACCACGGTGAAGATTATGAAAGAAGTATTAGGCAGTACATAAAAAACAAAAGTTTGGTAAGGTTTGACTATATAACTTTCAGATCAAAATATTATAAAGAAAATGGTGGGCTACAAACAATTAGAACTCCAGAGTATGTTTATAATTCAATTTATCATATACAAAGTATGTTTCCACAGTATTGTAAAATGTATATAAGAAAAAGCACAGGAAACGCAGAATTAAGATTAAAAGATATGCGATGAAAAGAATAGATGTAGAAAGAAAACCAATAGATAAAAAAGATTACATTAGAAGAACTGCACATTTGTCTGATGTATCAAGACACATAACAGAAGATGTAATTATATATCATCAAGACAAGCCTATATTATTATACAGAATATTACCAAAAAAGCCAACAGATGTTAGGTGGGCAGTAAAAAATATAAAGTATGGAACAGGTAAAAGAACCCACGGTTTAGTAAACACAAGTGCAGTATTTGGATACAACCCAAGGCAAGAAAATAAAAGAGACTTTTGTAGTGCTAGTGCAATGGGAACAACACACCCTAAACAACATTATGTAATAAGCAGATATGCCAAAGAAGTTGCAAAATTTTATCACGAGTTCTTTCCAAGAGTTTATAACGATCATAAAAACAAAGTAAAAGAAAAAGTAAAAAAACAATGGGTTATTAATGGTAGTGTATTTACAAGTGGCATAGTAAATAAAAATAATCAATTAAAATATCATTATGATAGTGGTAATTTTAAAAGCGTGTTTAGTAATATGATAGTTTTCAAAGGAGATGTGGAAGGTGGTCATTTGGTCATACCAGAGCTTGACATATCACTAGAGGTTGCTGATAATTCATTAACTATATTTGATGGGCAAGATTTACTTCACGGTGTAAGCCCTATTGAATACATACACGAACAAAGCTATAGGTATAGTATTGTTTACTATTCGCTTGAAAGAATGTGGCAGTGTATGACTGTTGATGAAGAAATAGCAAGAATACGAACAAAAAAAATGCAAAGAGAAATCAATAGAATAGATCCTGACCATTTGGATTCATTACGACAAAGAAAAAGAGAAGCAAAAGATTACAAGCAAAGTATTGAAAATGAACAAAAGTGAACACATAAAAAAAGGATTGATAGAAGCATTAGAAAAATCCTTGGGTATTGTTACAACTGCTTGTAAACAAGTTGGCATTGGAAGAACAACTTTTTATAATTACTATAACGAGGATAAAGAATTTAAAGCTACGGTAGATGATATTTCAAATATGAGTTTAGATTTTGCTGAAAGCAAATTACTAGAACAAATAAAAGATGGCTCTACTGCTGCAACCATATTCTATCTGAAAACAAAAGGAAAGAAAAGAGGATATGTAGAAAGGCAAGAGATTACTGGTGCAAGTGGCATACCTACTGATGTTAAAATAGAAATTGTAGAGAATGCAAATAGAGCTCAAAACTAATGTTGTATTTAAGCATCTTGTAAAAACAAACAAAAAAATAATAGTAAATCAAGGTGGAACCAGATCGGGTAAAACTTATAACATTCTTTTATTTATTATCTTTTATTATTGCCTACGAAATTCTAAAAAGGTTATTACTATCTGTCGTAAAACTTTTCCAGCACTTCGTGCAACTGTTCTCAGAGATTTTATTAGTATATTAAAAAAATATGAATTATACCGAGAAGAAAATCATAACAAGTCAAGTAGTGAATATTCTTTGTTTGGTAATCTTGTTGAGTTTATTAGCCTTGATCAGCCTGTTAAAGTTAGAGGAAGAAAACGAAACCTATTATTTATCAATGAAGCAAACGAGCTATACTTCGAAGACTGGCAACAATTATTATTTAGAACAAGCGAAAAGATAATACTTGACTACAACCCAAGCGAGGAGTACCATTGGATCTACGATAAAATTATACCAAGAGAAGATACAAGCTTTTTAAAAACCAATTATTTAGATAATCCATTTTTAGAAAAAACATTGGTAGATGAGATTGAAAGATTAAAATATACTGATGAGCAATACTGGCAAATATATGGGCTAGGAGAAAAAGGGGTTAGCAAGGCTACTATATTTAATTATGTAGAATACAATATAATACCAAACGATGCAGAATTTGTTGCCCTTGGTATGGACTTCGGCTTTACAAACGATCCTACTGCAATGGTTAAGGTTTACAAAAAAGATACTGATTTGTATATTGAAGAAATGCTATACAGAACAATGATGACTACGCACGATATTCACAAGTTTTTAAAAAACAATATAATCAATCAAGTTATTTATGCTGATAGTAGTGAGCCAAGAATAATTGAAGAATTAAGAAGAATGGGTTGGAGTATTCGACCAAGCTTAAAGGGCAGAGATTCTGTAAATGCAGGTATTGATCTTTTAAAAAGATTTAAGATACATATTCACAAAGATAGTGCCAACGCAATACAAGAGTTTAGGAATTATAAATGGAAAGAAGATAGATCAGGAAAACTTACAAACACACCAGAAGATAATAACAACCATTTGTGTGATGCAGTTCGTTATGCTACTTATTCTATATTGAGTAAACCAAACTTTGGAAAATATGCAATACGATAAATTTGGAAGTTTGCTAAAAATTTATTATATTTATATCAAATAAATAAATATATGTTTGACAAATTAAATTTTACAGACTTTCAAAAATTAATGAATCAATCAAATTTCGTTGTTTATGATGTGTATGGTCCTAAACCTACTTCAAAGCAGTATAAGGACAAAACAGGAACTTGGAATGTGATGGGTTATTTTAAAGATTAAAGTCGCTTAAACAGGGCGAATTATAGTAACCCTGTTTTTTTTTATTTGCAAAAAATTTATTATATTTATTATAAATAAACATAAAATGAAAAATCAATTTGAAATAAATGGATACAGTATTGACTACTATCTCCGTGGTAAATACGTTGGGTCAATAAAACTAAATAGTCCTGATCGTGATGTGATGGGGTATATGGGTCGTATGGCTCAAATAGCTGATTCTGATATATATATTAAAAACAGAAAGTATAAAAAAGGTACACAATTCGTAACAGAATGCGTTCCTTTGTGTGGTAAATTTATCGGCACAAAAAAAGAAAAAATAAATGCAATGTTAAATAGTAGGGTAGGTTATGGAGAGCTTTAATAAATACAAATTCCTAGAAGAATTAAAATCACATTTAAGAGATGAGTTTGATACAAGTGGAAAATACCCTGAGCCATCAGTTGATGATATAGAAGATTACGTTATTGAATATGTTAGCAACCAAACTATCTACTATTATGACTGTTGGAGAATATGCCTTGAGTTTCAGCCAAATGATTTTGAGATCCCAGAAACAGGCGAGAAAGCTAAAAACATATCACAGTTAGCATTTTATTGTCTGCTTGATTTTGTGATGCAAGATGTGCAAAACTTTAAAGAAACAAAAGAAAAAAAGTTACCAGTTAATGATGCAACATAAAAAGTTACTTAAAATATACAACGAATTATCAAATGAAGATTTAATTAATTTATTTGAAATGGCTAGTGATAGGATTTTTGTATGGAACCCAAATGATAAAACTTGTTACGAGCTAGATAGAGATGTGCCTTGTTGTTTTAATGGCACAAAAATACAGATTAATATAGCAGATGATGGTATGATACTTAAACCAATGGTAAACAATGAAAGACTTTAGTGCAATAATAAAAAAATTGTTATTTGGCGAAACTCCACAAACTTGGATTTGCATACCAAAATATATGACCAAAAAAAATAAAAGAATATTTATAAAAAACACATTAGAATTTTTAGAAAAAAACGTTATAGTAAAAAATAAATTATGAAAAATAAATTATATTATCACCCAATAAAAAAAGAGTTTGTAAATAAAGAAAAATATTTTAAATTTATAATGAGCAAGGATTATCCTAGCAAACCATATAGCGAGAAGATGAAGTAAGATTTTAATTTTTAGTTAGTTGTTTTGAAGGGTTGGTTTTATACTGACCCTTTTTTTTTAAAATAAAGTATTAATTTTGTTATATAATTATGAAGTTGAAAATTCAAATACCTACACAATTAAGTGAAATCAATTTGGATCAATATCAGAAGTATCTTAAAGCTATTGATGAAACCGAAAGCGAATACAAGCTAGGTAGCAAAATGATAGAAATTTTCTGCAACATTGATCACGCAGATATATACAAGTTTAGAGTGTCGCATATATCAAGCGTTAGTAAAACATTAGAAAAGGTTTTTAAACAAGAAACCCCTACATTAATAAAACATTTTCAAATAAACAATATTGAGTATGGTTTTATACCAAACCTTGATGAAATGACATTTGGCGAGTATGTTGATCTAGACAACTCAATAAAAGACTGGCAAGAAATGCACAAAGCGATGAATGTATTATTTAGACCAGTAGTGCAAAAATATAGTGATAGATATTTGATAGAAAAATATAAGCCTGAAAATAATAATCTGCTTAAAAAAATACCAATGGATGTGTGTTTTAGCACCATCGTTTTTTTTTACAATTTAGGGAACGAGTTGAGCAAAACTATGCTGGATTATTTGAAACCACAGGAGATACAACAACTTCAGCAGTTGGAAACTTTGCAACCAAATGGGGTTGGTATCAATCAATTTTTGCACTCGCTAAAGGAGATGTTAGACACTTCGAAGATATTACTAAACTAAATTTTCATCAATGTTTAACTGCGTTAGAATTTATGAAAGAAAAAACAGAGATAGAACAAAAACAAATAAAAAAAAGTTTTAAATGAGCAATCAAGGTGTAAGAGGTTTTTATCAAATAACAACTACAATTAAAGATAATTTATTAAATGATGAAAACGTGAATACAGTAACGACAGGAGATATTACTAAAATTGATTTATCAAAACAAACCATATACCCTTTATCTCATATTCTTGTAAATAATGTTTCACAAGAGGATCAAGTGTTGAGGTTTAATATTAGTGTTTTTTGTATGGATATTGTTGATGTAAGCAAAGATGAAACAACTGATACTTTTGTAGGCAATAATAATGAACACGATGTTTTAAACACCCAACTAGCAGTAATTAATAAATTAATTGAAACATTACGAAGTGGTACACTTTATCAAAGTAAATATCAACTTGATGGTGTTGTTAGTTGTGAACCTTTTTATGATCGGTTTGAAAATGAAGTGGCAGGTTGGGTAGGCACAATGGATATATTAATAGACAATGACATAAATATCTGCTAATGGATTTAAAAGAGGTAAACAGGTTGCTAAATAATTTTGGAAAAAATGTAGTGTTTGAAGCAAAAGCAAATGCACCAAGAGAAAAGGTGTCTGGCAAATTAAGAGATAGCTTGTATTATCTTTATTCTTTTGATAGCAAAGGTGCGCAGATAGCATTTTATATGGAAGAATATGGTAAGTATCAAGACTTGGGTGTAAAAGGAACGCAAAGTGGAGAAAGTGTTGGTAAAAAATATTATGGCAACGAACAAAGAGAATATAAATACACAACCAAAATGCCACCACCCAATAAATTAGATCGTTTTGTTGTACGCAAAGGATTAGCACCAAGAGATGAAAGGGGGAGATTTACAGGCAGATCCTTAAAAACAGTTGGGTTTCAAAAATCAATCACTTTTTTAATTGCAAGATCAATATTTGGAAAAGGCATAAAGCCAACTTTATTTTTTACTAAACCTTTTTTAAAATACTATAAAGATTTACCACAACAATTAGCTGAAGCATTTGGTAATGACTTTGAAGTATCAACTAAAAAAATTATAAACAATTAATGGCAATAGAAAAAATAAATATAAACAGTCCAGTCTATCTTAAAATAGAAAATACAAACTTAGCAAGTTGTAATTTAACACTAGCAATATATAGTGGTGCTTTTCAAACAAGCCCAAGTACAACTTACGAGCTTGTAAAAAACGAGGTTGCAAATAACAATTATGTTATATTTGAGATTGGAGAACTGATAAAAGATTATATCTCGTATAGCTTTAGTGGTACGTTTGGTAGTAATGGTGTCAATGTTTGGGTACAAACAACTGCAACACCTAAAAATTCATCTGGTGAAAGTCTTGATGCTATTAGTTCTATCTATTTGGCTTTTGATGGTGTTGGATATTTTGAAGAGGGGTTTGATATTACAAGCTCATCAAATAGTGCAACAACACAAACACTTACAAGACACAAAGGAAGCGTAACAAAGCTGATGTCTAATACAAAGATATTTAGAGAAGCTCAAGAAGTATTATACATTCCAGTACTTGCAAACCTTAGTGTAAATTCTGGAAGTGATACATTAACAGGTGCAACTACTGTAAACTTCAAAAATGGTGGTACAACAATATCAAGCGTAACAGTATCAACAGGGGTATCAAACTCCAATAGTGCAATAGAATATGCAACAAGCACAACTGCAACACTTACAAGTGTAGATATAGTAACAGGTGGATCAACAGAAACAATAGAAATAGAAGAACAACCCTGTAATAGATTTACAAACTTACCAGTAGTATTTGTAAATAAATCAGGAGCATTACAAAAAGTAAATTTCTTTTTAAAATCTATTGAAAGTGTAAACGTACAAAAAGATGAATTTAAAAGCAATACACTTACAACTGGTGCAACATATTCTATTAATAATCATCAATACAAAAACAGAAACATAAACAGTAGAGAAACGATCATATTAAATACAGGATATGTAAACGATAGCTACAACCAAGTTATAGAGCAGATACTTACAAGTAAAAGATGTTGGCTATTTAAGGACAACCAATATTTACCTGTAATACCACAAGATCAAAATGTAACATTTAGGACATCACTTAATGATAGACTTGCAAATTATACAATGACCTTTAAGTTTGCTTTTGATAAATTAAACACAATTAGATAATGAACGAAGTAAGTCTATTAATACCAGACATAGTAATAGACAATCCACAACCTGATCCAGATTTGTGGAATTTAACCACGACTAATTGGGAAAATGCTTTTAGAAAGTGGAATGAAATAAACCTTATCACAGACATAGATTACCAAAGACTTGATTTATTTGAGGATGAACAAATTAGTCTTACACAAACAATACAAGACATCAGAGACATAGAAAAAGTATTTACAGATTTTAGTAAGTCATTTAGTTTACCTGCAAGTAGTAAAAACAATTTATTATTCAGACACTATTACAGATCAGATATTGTAGAGGATAGGGTTGCAGATAGTATATTCAATGCAAACTCTAAATTA